GTGAACACGAATGGCCGGCTGTAGGTGAATGGATGTGGGAAAACAAAGAATACTATAACGGTCTTTCAGTACTTCCTTACGATGGAGGAACTTATATTCAGGCTCCCTTCGAGGATTGTACAAAAGAAAAGTACGAAGAACTTATGGCAACACTTGAAGATGTTGACTTATCCAAAATCGTAGAGGCAGATGATAATACAGATTTAAGTGGAGAAGTTGCATGTGAAGGTGGTGCTTGTGAAGTAAAATTTGTTTGATGGAAAACAATAAAAAAATAAAAAGGGAGAAGTCGAAAAAACTTCTCCCTTTGTATTATATGGAGGGTACATACAAAGTTTTCACCGAAGAGTTTCATTTAAGGAGAGGACATTGTTGTGGGAATGGTTGTCAACATTGCCCATACGAACCAAAATATCAAAAGGGCAATACTTCAATAAAAAAATAATCCAAGTATATTTATGACATATGGCAGATGGGATTACATATGGTATAAATTTTCCATTCAGAGACTCTCTTCGTGGTGACTACCTACAGTTGACGGAAACAGAGGCTAAAGAAATTAAAGCAGACCTTATACATTTGTTATTGACAAGAAAAGGTTCACGTTATTATCTCCCTGATTTTGGTACAAGACTCTACGAATATATATTTGAACCATTTGACGGATTAACTTTTGATGCGATTCAATCTGATATCAGAGATGCGGTTGAAACTTATATGCCAAACTTACTTCTTAATAACATTACAATAACACCTGCTGACCCATTAGATGAAGTTGCACTCTCTGAAGGTATTGCTACACCTGGAACTCCCGAATCATCAATTTTCAGAGTCCCTGGTAAAGGTACTTCTGAGTATACTGCTGTGGTTAGAATAGATTATTCTAATAATCGAGGTGTATTTGAACAAAGTGATTTTGTTATAATCAATATTTAATATAAATGGCTAATAGACAGATTTCATATACAGTAAGGGATTACCAAGCACTTCGTGTCGAACTACTTAACTACGTCAGAACTTATTATCCAGAGTTGATTCAGGATTTTAATGATGCTTCTGTTTTTTCAGTTTTCTTAGATTTGAATGCGGCGATTGGAGATAACCTTCATTATCATATTGATAGAAGTATCCAAGAAACTGTACTTCAATATGCACAACAAAGGTCTTCAATATTCAACATTGCAAGAACTTATGGTTTGAAATTACCTGGTCAAAGACCATCTTTAGCCTTAGTAGATTTTTCTATAACAGTACCGGCTTTTGGTGATAAAGAAGATGAGAGATATCTCGGAACACTTTCGAGGGGTTCACAAGTCTTAGGTGCCGGTATAGTGTTTGAAAACGTTTACGATATAGACTTTGCATCACCCTATAACGCTCAAGGATTTCCTAACAGATTAAAGATTCCTAACTTCAACGCCAATAATGTTTTAATAAATTACACAATCACGAAAAGAGAACTCGTTGTTAATGGATTGACGAAAGTTTTTAAAAAAGTTATAACTCCAAATGATGTGAGACCTTTTTACGAGTTATTCTTACCTGAAAAAAACGTTTTAGGTATAACAAGTGTGCTTTTGAAAAGCGGAACCGATTATACAAATGTACCAACGGTGGCTGAGTTTTTGGGTGCAAATAACAGATGGTACGAAGTTGATGCTTTGGCTGAGGATAGAGTTTTTGTTGAAGACCCAACCAAAGTATCGGACCAACCTGGTATAAAGGTCGGAAGATACATACAGACCCAAGATAGATTTATTACAGAATATACACCTGAAGGGTTCAAGAAAATAACTTTCGGAGGAGGAACAAATACAGCCCAAGATGCTCTAAACCAATTCACAACTTTAGGAACAACTTTAGACCTTCAGAAGTATTCCAATAACTTTTCACTTGGTTCGACACTTACGGCAAATTCTACAATTTTCATTCAATATAGAATAGGTGGTGGATTAGCAACCAACTTAGGTACAAATGTTATCAATTCAATTGGGACGGTATCATTCTTTGTGAATGGCCCTTCTGAAGCCACCAACTCGAGTGTGGTTAACTCACTGAGATGTAACAACGTTACGGCTGCGATAGGTGGTGCGGGAGTTCCTTCATTAGAGGAAATTAGAAACTATGTTTCTTTCAATTTTGCGGCTCAAAAAAGAGCGGTGACAGTTCAAGATTATGAATCTCTGATAAGAAACATGCCGCCTCAGTTCGGTGCTCCAGCTAAAGTTTCAATTACAGAGAACGATAACAAAATTGTAATTCAGATTTTATCTTACGACACAACAGGTAAGTTGACTCCGATTGTTTCTAACACCTTGAGACAAAATATTGCAACCTATTTATCAAACTATAGAATGATGAATGATTACATATCAGTAATCACTGCCGACGTTATTGATTTGGGTATTGATGTTCAAGTTGTTTTAGATTCTGCACAAAACTCAGGACAGGTAATTGCTGACGTAGTAGATAAAATCTCAGCATATTTTGACCCACAAGTAAGACAACTTGGTCAAAACGTAAATCTATCTGAGTTGAGAAGTATTATCCAAAATCAAAATGGTATTTTGACAGTTGCAAATATTGAGGTTACAAACAAAGTCGGTGGACAATATTCATCCGCAGAAACTTCGATGGAATATATTGACCCTGAACTCAAAATTATTGGACCTGTTGACGACACAATTTTTGCTCAACCTAACCAAGTATATCAAGTCAGATTCCCACAAAAGGATATCAAAGTATCGGTCAAAAACTTCCAATCAATTACATTCTCATAATTTATTTATTCAATCTGAGTCTTATGATTAGATAGTGTGTGTACTTAAAAAAATACACATAAACTATTTATTGAATAAAGTCTTTTGATGGGTGACTCATACAGAATAAAAACCGAGATTGGTATAAGCCAAACAATTAATTTAGAGCTAACTCAGGATTTCGAGTTTTTAGAAATACTTTCGCTGAAAATACAACAAGCCGACATCTATAATAGAAATTGTGCGGATTATGGCGTAATAGTAGGAAGAGTTACCGCGAACAATGGATTTGGTATTCCTAATGCAAGAGTTTCAATTTTCATACCCATAACAACTGTCGATGAGTCGAATCCTGTTGTCACTTCAATATACCCTTACAAATCTCCAGAAGATAAAAACGAAGATGGATTTAGATATAATCTCTTACCGTATGAGAAATCATATTCAAAACATGCTGCTACGGGTACTTTTCCATCAAAAAATGATGTATTAACTGGTAAAACTGCGGTTGAAATCTACGACAAGTATTACAAGTTTACAACCAAGACAAATGAGAGCGGTGATTATATGATAATGGGTGTGCCTCTTGGTATACAGAGAGTTGTAATGGATGTTGACTTATCTGATATCGGAGAATTCTCTTTGACACCACAAGATTTAATTAGGATGGGTATAGCAACACAAGCTCAAGTTGCTGGAAATACTTTTCTTACATCGAATGATTTGGATTCTTTACCTCAACTAATAACAATAAATAAAAGTTTAGAAATCTCTCCGCTTTGGGGAGACCCTACGACCTGTGCAATAGCAATCAATAGACTTGATTTTGACCTTAGACAGGAAGCCGATATTGATATTCAACCAACTGCAATTTTTATGGGTTCAGTCTTCTCTACCTCAAACAAATATAGAGTAAGAAAAAATGCTAAACCGAGAGATAACATGGGTAACTTGTGTAAACTCGAAACAGGACCCGGCCAAATTATTGCTCTCAGACAGACAATAGTACAAGATATAGATGGAAACCCGGTCATAGAACAACATCAATTGGAACAAAACGGAAATGTAATTGATGGGGATGGAACTTGGATATTAGAATTACCCATGAATTTGGAGTATTTGACAACTAACCAATTTGGAGAAAGGGTTATTTCTTATGACCCAACAATAGGAATACCAACTAAAGCCAAGTATAGGTTCAAAATAAAATGGCAACAATCAACTTCACTTACAGCTCAAACTAGAAGACCAATCTATATAGTTCCTAACGTCAAAGAATACGGATGGGTTAGTCCCGCTGCTGACCCATATAATAGTGGTTCAAGTAGTTTGGAAAAACAATTGGCAAGTTCTTATTATTTTGGTTTGGCTTGGTCAGGTTATACTGATGGATTTGTTGGCCAACAAAAGACCGAGAGACTTGATGAAATTATCAATTGTGAAGATACATTTTACGAGTTCAAGTTCAATAGAGTTTATACAGTATCAGGATTCATCGACCAATGGAAAGTTGGTGCTAGGGGTAGATTCATAGGTATTAAAGAAATAGACGACGACAGTTGTGAGGATTCAATCAATAAGTTTCCTGTAAACGACGGCTTTAGAAATTTTGACCTACTATTTTTTTTATTTTCAATTTTATTTACAATAACTCAGTTCACATTGTTACCTCTTTTGATAATTGCACACATTATCATCGGATTATATGCTTTGGTGATAGGGGTTATATGTGCAATTTGTAGCATCAAGATTCCAATTATAAACGTTAGGCCTTTTAAGTTTATCTGTAACGTATTTCGAATTAAGTGTTCAAGAAAACAATATACAATCAGGCTTCCCATGATAACTTACCCGGAATGCGAAACTTGTACTTGTAGGGACGGCGAATTACTTGATAAGGCATTATTAGGTGGAACAAATGGTGTGTTGTCTTATGTTTCAGACCCTTCGAGTTATTTCAGTAATGTTCAAAGTTACGTGGGGGCTCGCAATTTACAAGAAAACGTTCAGACTCAATCATTACTTTATATTGATGCGATGGCTGGAAATGCCGACGAAGTTGAAAATGTTGGTCTTTTCAAAACCCCAAAATCAAGTGTGCAGAGATTGGCTTCAGACAATAATAGATACTTTGCTTGGTCAGACGGACTTACTTTAGGAGAAAGAATAAATCTTTACAACTCTAGAGACTACTATTTTGATGGTCTTAATAAAATCAAAGTTACATTTAATCAACCTGACAATATCGGAAGATTCCACTACGATAACACAATCACTGTCTTGTCAAACCAACTATATGAACCAGGAGATTTACTTACAGCGGTCGACCCAATAACCACAACAGACATTAACTTTTTATACACGGCAATGACCGCGAATGGAATATTTCAAGGTATAACTGGAACCTCGGTTACTGGTGGACAATCCATAACAGTAAATTACGCTTCATCACAATTATCAGATACGTCCGTAGTTTATAACCTTAATACAGGTACAACTATAAATCGACAGGTTTATCCTATGGACAGAGAATATTTTCAAGTTGTTACTGCAATTACAGTGTCAGAAGCTGCAAAAATATGGAACTCTGGAACTACACAAACATTTCCGAACGTGTTGAGTAAAACACATAAACTGATGTTAATGAGACATAGAAATTTCCCATTACCTGGTTATGAAAAAATTGTTGAAGAGTTTTGGAGCCCTTATGAATTTTTTGATAATATGAGTGAACAATACATTCTAATTCTTCAAAGAGGAGTTGACCCATATTCTCCAAAATTTACAAATCAATATTCAATCGGAAAAATATTAGGTCTTACTGAAAATGACATTACATTTACCGCATCCACAAGATTGAATATCCCAATTCAAAAATTGAACTCGAACACTACTTCGGTTCAAGTGATGAATCAATCCAATACTTTCTATCCCTCATATTTTTTCACACCAGGAGAGTTCAGTGGGTTCACATCTTCTACAGTTGGTTATTACGGCGCCAGAGATGCAAATAATCCATCTGGAAACGTAACAATTACACAATTGAATGGTGTAAGGTCATGTGTTACAAGAACATGGAATAATTTTGAATTCGGGGGAGGTGAAGATGCGGACAAATACAGTACTTCAGAAGACTTGTCGGGAGGAGGCTATTTTTATTTAAATCTTAATGTGGGTCTTTGGTTCGAATATTCTGATGTGAATATATCATATAAAAGTCCTGTATTATACCCTCAGTTTACAGGTAATCCGATGTCAATTAGTGTCAAAACAAATAATATATTCAGAAATGATAGATTACCTTCATCTGACCAATTGAATGCAATTAGTTGGGACTCAGCTGCCGTTCCATTACTACAACAAAATAACAATTTTACTTTCTATACGATACCTGAATTGGATAATCCTGAGGGAATACCAGGATATACGACAGGGGCACAACAAGTCCCACCTGACATAGAAGATGAAATAGGTGCAATCAATGTATTAGAAAGTTTCAATTGTCAAACGATGGTATCCCTGAATTGTTATCAAGGTTTTGGGACTAGTTTTCAAGTAAATCAAAGCTGCACTGAAACTGATAACGTTGAAATAGGTTGTTATCTTTTTATGAGAAGGCCACTTTTGGATTTATTTAAGGATATAAAAACATTTGGAGAGTGGGGATATAGATTTAGATTTTTTTATGCTTTGTGTAGGGGAGTGTTATCACAATCATTTATGAATAATTGGATGAATGGGTCTCTTTATCAGTTTCCAATTCAAGTTGACACAATTTACAATCGACTTAACCAAATCAAAAAGGTGAATTATGCAAAAGAATTGGTATACTTCGATACAAAATCAAATAATTTCTATTATAGGAGTTCACCTTATAACGCAGCACAATCCAAATTTGTTGGAAGATTAAGCGGACCATCATCGGTAAACGTTTTGAATCTTATGTTCCCAACAACAATTTTGAATTTGGGAATGAAGGATACTATTTGGGGTGAAATACTTTTAGAACCCGACACACGAGGATATACAATCTCTCTTTTAGAATCAACAAGTTATGGAGATACTTCTGATTTGGTAAACTTATTTGTCATATCAAGAATAACAGATGGAACGGTTTTAGGAAGAATACTTTCCCTTGGGGATAATTCAATCAATCAATTATTTTCAAGAGACGGAACCGCTAGAAGAGTTGATGGTGATTTAGCGCAAATGTTGTCGATAAACTCTGAAATGGGATTGATAAAATATTCCCCTGAATATTACGAAAGTGTTGCGGGTAATCCTTTGAACCCTACAAATATATTGGGAACACCATCTAACCCAGTCATGGCAATTTGGTATTCATCGACTACTGAGGACTTACAATTCAAAGATTATTTGACACCAGGTAGAATTGATTTTAGGGCTAATCCACAATCATCCGCAGCTCCATTTACCTATGGTATAAAGTCACAAGTAGTTCCTTTATATAGATGGAAACTAGCAAACACCACAACTATATTTGGTGGACAATTTAATAATTGGTCTACAGGACCTGCTGATATTGTTCAGAATAAACCATATCAGTCTTTGGATAGGTTGAGCTTAACACAACCAAATTATTTCAGAAACTCCAACACCTCAGTTAATGAACAGTGGGCGAGAGGGTACATATTCAGTGTGGACATAAATGGTAACTATTCTACTGTTGGTGCCACAAGTAATAATTTTATAGTTGGAGCACCTTTCCAATTCTATTTTGGTCTCATCAAAGGAAAAAGTGTTATAGATAAATTTAAACAAAAATATTCGATACTTGAATAAGTTTACAATCATACCGAGTTCTTTAAGATATGCGGCGGCACCATCTGTTGACCAACAAATTGAAGTCAATTTAGATGAAACAAGTCAACAACTTGTAGAATATGACAGAAGTTCTACTGTGAGTTTAGCTCAGGTTTTCGAAAATGAAAGACAAGGCTCACCCATATTTAGACCTACATTCAAAGTCAAATATCTTTATACGAATTCTTATACAGGCACTACCACCTATAACCCATTTAAAAACTGGTTGTATTATGTAAATCCTGAAGAATCACAAATCAGTGGTATATGGAAAGGATTTCCTCAGTACTATGAGTTTGATATTTTTAGGCCAAATATCCCTGATGGGCATTTTACATACAAAGCCAAAAGTGCGTACACCTACAATTGGATGTATTATATGACATACGCAGCTGAAAATGATTATGAGAAGAAACTTTTCTATACATCTCCAAGTTTTGGTACTTTAAATTGGGTGGCTAAAAACGGAATTCCTTTTTCGATAACAAATACATTGGAAGAGGGGAGTCCAATTGTTCAGTTTAGCTGTGTTGCTAGTCACGGATTAACACCAGGAGAATATGTTGAACTTTCGATTTCGTATGAGAATAAAAATATTTTCTTGGTATACTCGTTAGGTAATGGACAATTCGATAGTGAACAATATGTCTTCAATTTATTCAATTTGGGATATACGGGTACAACATTTGCAAACGGAACTACAGGGACTTTCATGAGGGTAATCAACCCTGATAATATTGAAGAAACTAAATCCAAATATTATGTGAGAAGACACAAAGTTCTCACAAATATTGAAGATATGATTGTGTCTAAAGCCGGATTTGAAAAAAACATTTTTTCGGAAGAAAAGAAATTAGAATATAGTTCTATTACACCTGATAATGTTACTCGAATATCCCAAAAAACAAGTAGTAATGCCTATAATTTTACTGTGGGATACGATTTGAATCTTTTAGGATTGAAAGACAATCAGAAAAGACCGATATCAGAATTATATCTTTCAATAATAAACAAAGGATTCACAGGATATTTTAATAACCCAACAAATCAGATTGGATTAAAACAAGGTTGGGAATTTAATATAACAAATCCGACTAATAGTTGGTGGTCACAAAATAACGTTGAGTCAAATACCTCGATTCCTACTAGTGCTTATACAAAAACAAATGGTGCCACTAAAACCTTCTATTATAATCTTGATTTGAATAGAGGAGACATGATTGATGGAGACTTTTGTGAATGGAACGATTCGGAACAACTTGAGCGTGTCGTTTCAACTTATTATCAAAAGTTGAAATATAATCAAAATGTCTTCCAAACCACGAATACATCTGACCCTAACGCCCCTGGTTTCTATTATGTTCCTCATAATAAGATGACAATAAGAGTGTTTTCCAATTATATTGAAAATGCCGCCTTGAACATGGTTGAGGGGATACCTTCTTACGCTTACTACTCAAACGCTGAAGCCCAATTTTTATGGAGAGATATATACACTTATGGATTTATAGATGAGCAAGGGTTTGGTGTAGATTATCCATATCTAAACTCTGCACATTATCCCTATACCGAAGTGACCTTCAGATTAATACCTGAAGGGGCTAATTATAGAACAGGATATGACTTTGTTGTAAAACCACTAATCGATGGATGTGAATAAATTTGAAATATTACAAACAGGTCTCGTGGACAAAGAGATTGTATTACCCGTTCAATTGAATTGGGACTATATCGGTTTAGATGATGCGATAGATGCTTACGAAGAAGATATGATTAACCAAGTAATTGGTGTAGGAAGGGACTTCGAAGTTTCAAGATTTGCACATGAACCAGCAACAGGTACAACAAACGACACATTTATCAATTATGAGTTTTATTTCTATTCCGGAGGACCGTTGAATCAAATCAGTAATTGGAAAATCGATTATCTTAATCAAGGATTTACATCGCAAGAAGTTTTTTATTATGTAAATAGTTTCTCAAACTCGTTTTTCAAGTTGGATTTATATGATTCTGTAGATGAGAAAAAACAAATCAACTACATAACCATTATTATCCCAACACAACAAGGAACAAAAATGGACGTTGTTATGAACCGCACACCTGTCCAAATCAACAAACCAAAGTTTGTTTTAGACTACGTAGGTGATAGTGAAGGGTTTTTTATTTATTGGTTGAAAAAAAGGAACTTCTTGGATATCAAAAGATTCTACATGACCGCAAAGTTTTTCGATGCTAAAACAGGTCAATTTATCAAAATGATGACAGGAAGCACAAATAGACAAGTAGATAGAACTAACGGACCTCAAGCCTATTTGACTAACCCTTTTAGTTTCGACAGCACAAAATATTTTTATTACCAAGTGGATTTGGATTATGAGAAACAAACTTACGTAGTTTCGAATACTACAGGACAAAGACTCGGGACAAACATTCCCATAAAATGGTTTGAATATGTTAACCCATAATGAATCAAGATTATTATAGATTTATTGTGTCTCCTGAGACAGTAATCTCGGACCTTGCGAAAGTCACCGTAAGTGGACAGACATTTGGAGTATACTCGGGGATGTCTCAAATGGTGACATCGGGACCAAGATATACATCTCTATTCACAGGGTTGACGGTAAACGTTCTTTTGAATCAGACAACCATAGATGAGGGATATTATTCACAATTCGACGGATTTGTTTTGCAAAAAAATGTTGTTGCTAATTTCATATTTTCATCTACAACTCAAGAACCTTACAAATGGTATGTTTATAATACATCAGATGAGTTTCAAAAGTTTTTGGATTTGTCCTCATATACTGTTGATTGGGGTGATGGTACACCGAAACAGACAATTACGAACTATGCACCAAACTCTATAAATCATACTTACCCAACGGCAATTAAAGAATATACAATTGTGATGGAACAAAGAAATCCTTGGGGTGTAACAAGAGTTGAAAAAACAATACATACACCTTATGTGGATGTGCCGATTCCGAATCCAAAAGGAAAAATATTTTTCACTACACTAGATGGAAATTGGTTAAAAACACCGATATCATATGATTATATATTCTCAGGTGATGCGGTGAATATTGTTTCTGCCCAAACCTCGAACAATTACGTAGCGGTTCCTTTCACAATATCTGGTCTTACTAAGTCTAGAATAACTGAGTTACAAATATATGGAACAGTTCCCTTGACCGCCCCGTTGTTCAATGAAAAGTATCAACTCGGAGTTCCTATCATTTCGAACGGACAGATATGGGGTGCGGTCACAAATACTGAGTTCAATGTTTTTACTGCTTACACTATTCAAGATGTAAACTATTATGATTATCAAGATGGTACTACAATATTTTTTGAGGAGTCATCAGGTTTGACACCATCTAACTTGACTGCGGTACCGATAACAAAAGAAGAAGTTTTAATTAAGGTTGTAGACCAACCAAATATTCAAACAAATGTGTTTGTCGAAAGAGGTAAGAATAGCGCTTACGAAAGAGTACAAAGACTTGGAGAAGTTAACAATTTAGGTGATTTAATAAACTACGGATATGGATTTTTCAACGTGGTCAATAAAACAAATGGAGAAGTGTGAAAAATCAAATAAAACTATTTATAAAATAAAAGAAAATGGCAATTGGTTCATATGGTACAATAAGACCAAGTGATGTGTCTCCTGAGGACGTGGAGATTATAATGAATTATACACCATCAAGAGATGCAACAAATGAGTTTGTATTGACTACCTTGGATGCAAAAACATTACTTAGACCTTATTTCAACAACAGTTCGACAGGTGGAGACCCTAATGAGATTCTCGGAGGACTATACAACTTAACTTTACCCGCCGAACAATTCAACGCCCTCGGTATCTACACATTATACATCAGACCTGCACAAATAAGAACCACGATAACAGATTGTGGTGTTTTAAGTGCATTACCCAACGTCAAAGGAATTATAATTGACTTGGCAAGTGTACCACCACAGTATCTAAATAAGTTTGTACCTCAAGGATTGGTAGGTTTCAGAATTGAATATTTGAATCCTGACGGAACCAAGATACCAAACTTCTTCAGAATGATTACCTCCTGTTTCTTTTGTGAACCAGTTGTTGTGAATCAAGTGAACACTACTCAAAAAGCTATCAGATACAGATATGTTGATGGAATTGCAAATCTTTTGTTTTGTACATTATCACCATCATCATCACCAACTAACAAACCTAACGCTACGCCCTTTATTGGACAACCTGACCAAGATATTATTATAAGTAATACCTACTTCAATCCGGTCACTGTTGAAATAAACATGGTTGAATATGACATCTCATCTCTTGCTATTGCTCTTTACGGCAATCAGACTAAATCTATTGATGACGGTATCTATACAATCTACGACTCTGAAAATAACATATATAGACAATACAACTTATATGAAATTAGAGACCAATTCAACGCATTGTTGTATGAGGTTAGACAAGATAGAGGTACAAATATTGATTTTAGTAAGAACTTTACAAACATCTCAACTTAATGGCGACAACGATAAAAAAAACTAAATTTTTTTATCCGCCAAGACCAGGTAGTGGGGCGGGTACATTCTCCGACAATATTGTAGGTTTGCAAACTGTCGAAGGGGGTGGACTTACGCAGGGTAATTTCGAGTTTACTACGGGTGTAACGGAGAAAGTAAATCGATTCTTTAATGTTGGGGCATTCTCTGAACCTATGAGTTTGGAGATGATGGATATTGATGACCTGTTCATGAGTAGGAAGATTATGGCAACTCAGTTCAGAGTTTATCCGAACTATGATGTTTCACAAGTATTGAACTTTTCGATGTATGGCTCTTTAGCGAAAAGGTTTCAGGTATCAGTTACCCATATTATCAATCAATTTCCTGCGGCTTTAGATATATTGTTTCTAAACTTGAACTTTTTGACGGGATATACCGCTGAAAACATACTTTACGACTCAGTGCAAGACACAACATACTTTACGGTTGATGTCGATAGGATTAACAACCCGTTCGATATTGATTATTCCATTAGTGCTACTACAAACCTTTCCGTAAGAGAAATTGAGGTTTCACAATATAGAAATCTATACAACACCTATCTTGATTATTGTGTTTCAATTAATGATAACATTTTTAAAGTTGTTGCTTTCACACCGTCACAAACTCTTTCAAGTGGATACGTAGAGTTTATAGTTTCAGGAGCACCTTTCGGGACTACCGCATCAACAATCACAGAACAATATCAAATAAGATTGAATGATTTGGTAACAGACAAAGTATTCAATGAAAACTTTGATGAAGTTGAAAAGTTTTTACTCAATAGATTAATAAGACCAGAGTACACCGCATTTTTCCAAGTACCTGAACAGAACGAGGAGGGTCAGTTTTACACCTCATATCAACAAGTTACTTGGCCGAAAGACGGTGTTTGGAACTTAGACATAAGGTCCAACAATTTTGATAATTATTTATCTCAACTTCAACTGATTGCAGAAAACTTGGATTCGTTCAAATCAAATTTAATTTCAAGATTTTTAGTTACTGATGCTTTGAAAGAGTTTGATACTTTGGGACAGAAAGTTGAAAAGATTTTTCAAATCTATGGAAGAAGTTTTGACCAAGTAAAACAATTTATAGACGCTTTAGCCTTTATGAACTCGGTAAACTATAATCCGAGTAATGATATCCCATCTCAACTTCTAGTAAACTTAGCAAGAACGTTGGGTTGGTCTTCTAATTTTTCACCAATTACGAACGAAGATTTTCTTACATCTATTTTTGGAAATACATCAACACCAACATACCCCGGATACGCTAGGGCACTTACCCCAACAGAATTAAACTACGCTTTTTACAGAAATTTAATTTTGAATGCTGCGTATCTTTTTAAATCAAAAGGAACAAGAAGGTCCGTAGAGTTTATAATGAGATTAATTGGTGCTCCTGAATCACTTATAGAATATAACGAACACATTTATTTAGCTGACCAGAAAATTAACACGGACCAATTTTTTACTCAATGGGCGCAAATATCAGGTGGCACCTATGTTCAAAACTCACCATCATTCCAAATTGGTAACACTTATAAAATAAAAGGTAAAACCTATTCAGGATTTACTTCCACAAATACATTTACCGATGTAACAATTAGATTGGATGACTATCCAATAGACGCTGAAGGATACCCTAACGCACCAAGAAATACTGAAACTTATTTTTTCCAAGTTGGTGCTGGTTGGTATGAGGTGACACCACAACACAGGAGTCCTGACCAAGTCACAGTTACAAACCTCCAATACACAGGTCAAAACTTTGACATACAAACAGCCTTACAACCTTTCAGTTATGGTCAGATTTATCTTAATAGGTATAGAGATTTCCCATATATGACTGAGGGTTTCAAACTTAGGAAAGTTGTTGATAACAATAAGTCATGGTTGGCAGACGATAACAAGATAAGAGTGTCAACACAAGGAGATTATAACGCTTATTATTTTGTGGATAACGAGAAATTAGTTCTGAATGTCAAGAATATGGATTTGTTCTTGAACCCTGCACAAGGTTTGGTATATGATGTTTGGGATTCGTCAGTTAAAAATGATTACCCAATTCCTGAATCGGGATTGACTGTAGGTTATCCTGTGCCTGGTGGAGTAGATTGGACTTACGTGAATCCTGAACCAAAGAAAAAAACATTTTTCGAGTTTTCACAAACATTTTGGGAGAACATGATTAATGTAAGAAATCGTCAATTCATTACAGATGGTAAAACGGGTGGTTATCCTACTCTTCAATCTATTTGGTGGAAGTACATCGAATCTGAGGCAACTGTTGGTATCCCTAACAACCAATATACATATCAAAAATTAATAGATTATATAAACGGTATTGGGCCTTATTGGCAAAAGCTTGTTGACCAAATGATACCCGCTACAACAATTTGGAATGGCGGAACAAGATTTGAAAACTCAATATTTCAAAAACAAAAGTTTGTATATAGAAGACAAAGAGGATGTCAGTTTGTTCCCGTGCCTGTTGACCCTTGTTATATTATATCAAATATATTTGATTTTTCATGTTCGAATCAGTTTACCGATTTTTATATCTATCCTTGGTTGAATGGGGATATAAATGTAAACAATTTCAGTAGTATTTTGATGAATAGATTAAACACAATGTTAGCCTCAAGTGGTTTAACACTTAATGATTGTGTTCAATCATCAGTTGGAACTAAGTGGTTTATTAATTTGAATATAGGAAACGATGTAGTTATTAATCAACAGTTTTATAATGGTTTTGGTATCAATGACGTACCAACCAATTCATTATGGAGAACCAATCTGATAAATAATTTACCAAATCTTTATGATTATAGTTACAATTATTTTTTAAACGGTAATTTTTTGACAATCAATAGTATGACTTGCTCACCATTTGACATTGTAAGTTTGGTCTCACTTAAAGTTGGAATAAACATAAGTATAAATTGTAATCAATAACAATGCCAATCTTTGCTAACATAAGTGTTACGGGTAATTGTACAACGGGTCAACTTGGTGCGGCTAGGGTTATACCAAATGGTGCAACGCCACCCTATACCGTTGAATGGGTTACACCATATTTGGGCGAAGATGCTTTAATTTTAGAATCTACAAGAACTAATTTATCATATGGGACATATTCTCTTAGAATCAACGACAGTACCCTACCTGTCAACGAAGAGATTTTTGTAAACATACCTATTTCAAGTGGTATTTGTGTTTCTATATCAGGAGTTGCACCCACAACATGTAATTTCACTAATGGTGCGGTCACAGGTACATCCTCATCGTATTTTTCAACCACTAATTTTTATCTTTATACTTCAACGGATTCTTATATAACTTCAGCATCAACTTTTACTAATCAAGCTGTTTTCAATAGTTTGAGTGCTGACACATATTATCTCATAGCCCAAGACCCAGGCGGTTGTACTGGAAAAAGTCAAAACTTTATAATCGAACCTTCAGGTGTATTTGATTGTGGTCTTTATGTAGTTCCGAACTCCGCTTGCGGAGGGAATCCAATAGGTAAAATATTTGTGACAGGTCAAACAGGCACGGCACCATACACATATTATTGGACTGATGGTCAGACAGGTAGTACTATAACTGGACTAACCGCTGGTCAATATTCAGTTCAAGTAACGGATAGTAAGGGATGTTCAGTAACAAAGACGGCACAAATTGTTAATGTTACTCCTTTAGGTTTTGGAATATTCACAGCAACACCACCAACGTGTTTTTCAAGTGATGGTGTAATTAATTTGACAATCACAGGAGGCACCGCACCATATTATTATTCTGCCTCAACAGGAGCAGTTTCAATTTCTTATTCGCAAACCTATACTCTTTCAGGATTAGCTGCGGGTCAATATAATTTTTTAGTCACTGATGCAGGATTATGTTCAATAAATGTAGGGACAACATTAGAAGTGCCTCAAGGAATTACAGACGTGGAAGTAATAGGTCAAAGCTCATATTGTTCCTCTAATAATGGACAGATTATCATCAACGTTATAGGTGGTAATGTACCAATAACCTATACATTAGTATATCCCGACGCTAATGTTGTTAACGTTACCAATAGCCAAACCTCTTATCTATTCAACAATCTGAATGCAGGAACATACCTTGTTACAGTTCAAGATAGTTTGAGTTGTAGTTATGTTCAAGAAATAACAATTTTAGCCTCAAATAAGTATACAATATCAACTTCCACAGTTGGAACGACCTGTAATCAAAATAACGGACAAATAACTGTTACTTGTTCAAGTGGTTTCACATCTCCGTTGGATTATTCCCTCGACGGACTTTCAAACGTTATAGATACAGCTCTTTCGGCTGTGACATTTTCGAATGTAACATCAGGACAACATACAATAACGGTTACCGATGCTGATGGTTGTGTACAAACGACCCAAGTTTATGTTGATTTTAGCCCTCAGTTAAATTTTTCACTGTATACAATTTCA